GCGGGTGTTCCCGAGGTAATCGAATTAATACTGTCAACTTCCATGTTAGCATCAAGCCAATAGCGAAAGTCGCCCTCATAGCTCGAAAGCAATGCACAAATATCTCTGTGCAAGCTCTCTGTAATTTTCATTTCCTTGTAACTCATAACGTTTCTAGCTCCCCTCTGCCCAGAACCTCGTGACGATCCTTGATATAAATCATCCACAAATGACCATCGTTCTCGGAAATCTCTTTCGGGTCTGTCATTGGCTCCAATGTGTCGTCAGGATGCACAACAAACACTTGCGCACCCTCTGCCAAATGACCCAATGCAAGATTTGTTCGGTATGTTTGATATTTAATCATGCCGCTAACTCCGCATCTTTCGCCGCCGCGCGTAAATACCAATCATCAAGCCCAAAGTCTTTATAACCCTGCTCAATCATATCATAATAGCCGCTCGACGGTGTTGCCAGTGCGCCTTTGTTGCCGTTCATATCATAGATAAGCCAGTCGCCGTTAATCTTGCGGCGGTCGTATAATGTCGGGTAGCCCTCAAGGCGGTCCAACGCTCTCAAGCAATCGTGCGTAATCTCCCACAAAACGACAGGCAAAACCATGAGGGCAACACCGCGAAACGTCAAACGGTGGTCAGGTAAATAAAAGCCGCCCAATGGTTTCGCCTTCGGGCATCGCGCCGCCATAGCATCGCGGTTCGTGTTCATTCCATATGCTAGATAATACATATCTTTCTCCTATTCTTCTTCAATTTGAATGTTGGTGAATTGAACGTAAACGCCGCCTTCACCATCATCATCAAGCAACTCGTTAAACTCTACGTCCGTGTCCTTGACCATATCCAAAAGGCGGTTGAAAAATTCTTCGCGTGTCATCATATCTTCTCCTTTGCTAGAATGGCGGGGGCATTGCGCCCCCACTGTTATTTTGTGCGCCAAACGCGGATTTGTCCGCTGTCTTTGCAAACTGTTCGGCTTGCGTATTTAATCCCGATAGCTTGCGCAATCTGGTGAACCTGTTGACGGTGACGCGTTTCTGTAATCAAAAAGCTGTCGCCCACTTCAAGTTTCTCCATGGCAAGGCGCAACTCCTTCTTGTGTCCGCCACGAGTGTTGGGAATCGGAATGTTCTTTTCAATCTCAAACATTATGCATTCTCCTTGTTTGTTAGATATTCGTGAATATCGTCCGCAATCAGATCAAGCGCGTCATCAAGCAAATGCTCTGTCAGCGTAGCCAACAAGTCAGCTTCCATCGGATTGGGCAAAGAGCGCACATGCTCAACAATGCACTTTTGAGCGTAACCGTGCGAACATTGCGCATCGTGCGCCGTGTACTGCACAAACTGGTTAATTACCCAAGGGCGAACTTTCGCCTCTAGCTTCATGCCCACGCCATAACGCTGCAATGACTGGCGCAGATACGCCACATTATCTTTATAGTGATCTTCGCCCAAATAAGAGCCGTCTAACCAACAGCGGAAAAAACGGCGGGTTGCGTGATTGCTATCTAATAGGTCGCCCTGTAGATCGCGGATGATTCTTGTCTTTGCTGTGTAATCCATGTGGATTCTGTAGCCTCCTTTGTGTTCTAGACTGTGCCCCTTATATATGGGATAGTTTGGGACTGTCAACAACTTTTTATAAATTATTTTATATGAATTTACGTTAAAATAATTCACGTTAATTTTTAACGTAGTTAACGTAACGTAAAATATGCAATTAAATCAACAACTTAGCGATTTACGGTAACTACGTTAAAAAGTCGTTTTAACGTAAATAACGTAATAAAATCAATGGGTTAATTTACGTTAACTACGTTACCCCCCTTACAGGGGGGGATATAATCCATCCCCCCTTAATGTTGTTGTCGCAGCGCGGCCTGTTGTTGTGTTGGGATGTTTTGGGAAATGTAGCACTTGACCACAGCAGCGGATTAGGTAGTATAACGGCAGGGTCACAAGTCGAGAAATTATTCGGGTAGCAGCAGAATGCCAAAGGTCGGTGAGCAGATAGCAAAAGGGGAAAAGCGATTAACTCCCCCGCAGCAGAAGTTTCTTGATAACTACATTCACAAAGACATGACGCAAACCGCAGCAGCCAGAGCAGCGGGATATAAAAACCCGAACGTGTCAGCCGTGCAGCTTCTCAATCATCCACGCGTTAAAGAACGAATGGAAGAAATGCGCCAAGAACTCGAAAGCAAGTATGGCGTGACAATCACAAAGTCAGTTCGAGACATGCAGCGGTTGCGCGATGAAGCATGGGAAGCGGGGAACTTCTCAGCAGCAATCAAGGCAGAAGAATTGCGCCTGAAGGTCACTGGCCTCATGGTAGCCAGAAGTCATGTCACGCATGAACACGTTGACAATCTCAGCAGGGATCAAATCGTTGAACAACTGCAAGAATTTATGGAACGTGCTAAAAATCGCATGATTGACGTAACTCCAGCAGAAAATCCCAAAGAATCCGAACAAATCACTGTAACGGACTGTAGCGGCGAAGCCGCAGAATAGCGGGAACGCTATGCGGGGCGGGGCTTCCGCCCTCCCAGCGGCCTGTTTTCGGGGTCTATGTTCGGGATATCGGGCGTCCGGTTGATCGGGCATCGGGGTTCGGGCTTCCCGGTTTACTATAACCCGAGAAATTGTTCGGGTAAAGCTCCCCGGCAACATCTCCCCGGCGCTGGCTTGCCCGGAACTTCTCCCCGGCAAACTCCCAGCGCCTTCCCGGTTAGACAACCCGAACAATTGTTCGCCTTGCCGCGCCCGGTAGCGCCAGCCTGGCCTTCCCGGTTAGTTATAATTTTTTTTATATTTTGTGTTGACGCTGCATTCTTTATGGGATAACATGGGATTGTCTAGTAAATGAGGAGAAGGACAATGAAGCACTGGGAAGTAGAATATGAGGGCAACCATATTCGCATTGAATGGAATGGGTCAGCAACCTTTAACTTTCAAACGCCGATCCAAGGTCAGTGGGTCGATTATTATTGCTTTACTTGCTACGGCATTGATAGCGATCAAGAAGCCTTGGAGCATGCAATGCAGGTACTGGAAGATGAGTATGTAGAATAATCAATCGGGCCTGACCCTTCGGGGTCGGGCTTTCGGGGTTTGGGGATCGGGCTTCGGGGATTCGGGGATTCGGGATCGGGATATGGTATATATACTATATCCCTTTTTTATACACACATATATACACACATATACATGCATACATGAGATTTTTTCAGAATAATTTTTTTTATATTTTTTTCATTTTGTGGATTGACGTGTTGGGATTTATTGGCGCATTATGGGATTGTCTAGAAAATGAGGAAAAATGACATGTACGATTTATCAATAGAATTACCAACGGACGAAATTGAAAACTTATTCTATGAATGTGATGATGATCACGCGGCAGTGCCTAGCGCGGTTTATCAATTCAATTCATATTCTATTATTGGCGACCATAAACGTCATAATGATATGATTGACGCTTTCGTTGAATACAAAACACCCGCTGATCGTATTCGCGGATACAATGCAAACAAAAGATCACAAGGTCATCGCGCTTGCGCTGACATGGATTTAAAACGCCGCAAGCGTTATTCACATCGCGATGATCCGCGTTGCGTTCGTGATACATTCATTCAACGTTTTATTGATGCATAAGGGGGATCAGACATGCATATCAAAAATTCAAACAGCAAGTGTTCACGCATTAAAGTCAAAGAAAACCGCAAATTTCAACGCTTGGTGCAATACACGCCCAAACACGCAAAAGAAATTGTGGATCGTGAAACCGCGTGGATTGTTGGAACGCCGCCGCCGTTTGACGTTGAAAAAGCGTATAAGAAATTCAGAGGCCGCTAGGCCTCTTTTTTTTGCGCTGGATATTAAGCCGAACAATTGTTCGTATTATTTGCGATAAATCCCACAAAACCTCTTGTATTATGGGATAATATCGTGCTAAAAGAGGTCATGGCAGGGGCAATCCCGCCCCGCCATCTAGAAAAAAGTGAGTAAAAACAATGAGTTATCATACTTTTGGAATCGAAATCGAAACAGCAGGCGTTTCAATAAGCCGCGTTAAAAACGCTTTGGAACGCGCGGGTGTCCGTGGATGCCAAGTGAAACCGGACGGCACACCTAGCGTGGACGCTGAAATAGTATTGCCGCCGTTGGCTGATTGCCAAGTGGCCTATGAATATCTGCAAAGCGTTTGCAACGTTCTCGACAGCGTTGGTTGTTCAATCAATACATCGTGCGGCTTGCACGTTCACATCAGCAACGCTGAATTGCGCGATCATTCACCCGCCGCTTACACTGGCGCATCCATTGCCCACACTGAAAGCCGCGGCGGTTTTCTAGCATCACATGGTGAACCGTTGGATTTTGTGATCGTTAAAGACATCATGCATCGCTATGAACGCCAACAGGATACACTTAACACCATGTTTGCGCGTTCACGCACCCACAATCGCTATTGTGCGCCGTTGTCAGCGTCCAAGATTGACAGCGCGAATACAATTCGCGATCTAGATCATGGCAAATTCTACGCGATCAACTTGCAAACATGGTCACGCGGCACAATCGAATTCCGCCAACACGGCGGCACCATTGATTGCGATAAGATTTGGAACTGGGTGCAATTCATTTTGAACCTAGTGCGTTGGACCAAAACCGAACGCGTTGCCAACGGCACCCGCACAATTGTTCAAGATACGCCAGTCACACCTTTCCGCCGCAATTCACGCGTGGGTGTTCAATACACCATGATGCGCAACGGCAACGGCGGCGTTTCAACACGCGACATCATGGACGCGACTGGATGCAGTGAACAGCGCGTCCGCGCGGCGGTATCTGAAATCCGCACCCGTGTTGGTGATGGTGCTGTCATCACCCACACTCAGCAGGCCAACGGCGGTTCATATGGTGATGGCACTGACCTAACACGCTATGAGGTTTTGACATCATTCGAGACAACAGGCGGCGGCTTTGAATTGTTGGATGATGACAACATTGGCATAGCGTCAATATGGGCAGGCACATCAGATGAGATATTTGAATACTGGCAAGATCGCATAGATCAGTTGGCGCGATAAGCGCCAACATATATCTGACAGCCACGGACAGGCCCGCTGATGCGGGCCTTTTCATTTTTCCAAGGTACCCTAAGCAAGCCGAACAATTGTTCTAGAAACGGGGGATATAGGGGCGTGTCCCCCCCCTATATTCTGGCGTGTATGTGGTGACACATACACT